CAACGGCAAGACCTCCAGCGCCTTCATCATCATGGCCGACAAGTTCGCCATCGTCTCCCCCAGCTACAACGCCGGCCAGATGAGCACGCCGCGGCCCGAAGACGTGGTGTTCGGTGTGGATGGCGACGGCATCTACCTGCAGCGCAACGTCTACCTCAAGGGCAACATGCGCATCGACGGCCTGGGCAAGAAGCTCGTGGACGGGCTGCGCGGCTCGGTGCAGCTGGCGGCCAGCGGCAGCTTCTGGAGCGATGCCACCGCACGGCAGGCCGTCTGGCAGGCCCTGGGCAACAGCGGCAGCGCGCCCAACACCAACCACCTGATCGTGGGCGATGCCGTGACCATCACCAACGGCGCCGGCTTCACGCAGACCCGGCACTGGATGGGTGCGGCCTGGCTGATCCCGGCCGCCGTGCTCAACGGCGACCTGCTGGTGGACGGCACCGTGGCGGCGCGCAAGGTGGACACGCGCGGCCTCACCGTGCGCGACAACGCCGGCAACGTCATCCTGGACGCCAACGGCCTGGACGCGCAATGGCTGCGCAATCTCAAGGCCGCCCAGGTCAGCGGCCTGGGGCCGCTGGCCACCAAGGACAAGGCCCGCATCGGCGACACCGTGGCGTTCCCGGACGGCACGACGATGAACACCAGCGACTTCATCAACCGGCTGCAGCGCATCACGTCCAACAACATCGGCGTGTTCATGGACACGGCTGCCATCGGCACGGCCTATATCGGGCAGGCGGCCGTGGGCACGCTGCAGATCGCGGGAGGCTCGGTCACGTCCATGGCCAGCGGCGCAGGCGGCCAGGTCACGCTGTCGGGCGGGCAGTCCGTGGAGCTATGCTCTGCATGGGTGAACAACGCAGACGGTGGCTCCGGCGTCGTGGTCATCGCCCTCGTCAACGCCATGCCTGTAAACAGCAATGGCAGCCTGAGCCTGACGCTGTACAGGGGCGGAATCGGCCTGCAATACACAGGCACGTCGATGCCCAACGGCTACCGGACCTCGGCCCATAACAGCTGTTTCGACGCCAACCCGCCCGCAGGCTGGACGCAGTACCGGCTGATGGCCACGGCTGGGGCCGGCGAGACGGTCACGGTCTTCCTGTCCAACATCGTGGCCACGGGAGGGCGCCGATGATTCACTTTATCCAGATCGACGGCGCCGGCCGCATCCTGCGCTCGGGCAGCGCGCCGTTTCGCCACCTCAAGGATCTGCCCGGGGCGAATGGGAGCTTTCGCCGCGTGCCGCATCCCGTGCCAGACCCGAACGCCTTCTATTGGGATGGCGGCCTGGTGGCTGTGCCGGCGGCGCCCAGCTCGTTCCACCGCTTCGACGTGGCCAGCAGGTCCTGGACCCTCGACCTAGCCCAGGCCTGGGCGGCCGTGCGTGCCCAGCGCGACGCGCGCCTGGCCGCCTGCGACTGGGTGACGCTGCGCGCACAGGAGACGGGCGACCCCGTGCCCGGCCGCTGGCTGGCCTACCGCCAGGCCCTGCGCGACATCACCGACCAGGCCGACCCGCTGGCCATTGTCTGGCCCACTCCGCCGGCCTGATGCGTGCCAAGCCTGCCACCGTGCTCGGCATGCCCCATTCCCTCGAATATGACCTCGACGCGGTGCTGCCCTTCATGCAGGGCCTGGTGCCGGGCTTGGCCCGCTCCCAGGACATGCGCGCCATTGGCCTGCGCCGTGGTGGCCAGCTGGTGGCTGGAGTGCTCTACGAAGGCTTCAACGGCCGCAACCTCTGGATGCACGTCGCGGCCGAGCCCGGCGCGCGCTGGCTCGTGCGCGACTACCTGCGCGCCTGCTTTGCCTATCCATTTCTGGTGTGCGGCGTGGAGCGCGTCAGCGGCTACGTGAACGAGAGCAACGCCCTGGCGCGGCGCTTCAACCAGCACCTGGGGTTTCGTGAGGAGGCCCGGCTACACGGCGCGGCGCCGGACGGCGGCGACGTGCTTATTTTTGTGATGTGGAAAAAGGAGTGCAGGCATGCGCTGGCACACGACTGAATTTGATTTCCTGCCCGAGCGCGCGTTCTCTCCGCGCCCCGGCGGCTCGATGACCCTCGAAGGCGGCAAGGGCAGCAGCACGCCCGCCCCCGACCCGCGTCTGGTCGAAGCCCAGGTGAAAAACCTAGGCATCCAGGACGACATGATCCAGCAGATCATCGGCAACGCGAACGACATGGCGCCGCTGCAGAAGGAGCAGACGCAGTTCGCGCTCGACACCTCGCGCACCGCGTGGGAGCAGTCTCAGGCCGACCGCGACTATGCGCTGGGGCGCCGCGACAAGCTGACGGGCTTGCAGGACACCATGATCGAGGATGCGCGCACCTTCGACACGGACGGCAAGCGCGAGGAACTGGCCGGCCAGGCGGCTGCCGATGTCTCCAACGCCTACCAAAGCGCCAAGCGCACGCAGGGCGCAGAGATGGCCCGCATGGGCATCAACCCCGCTGATGGAAAGTATGGTGCCGCGTCCAATGCGCTGGCCGCCGGTGAAGCGCTGGCCACAGCGACCGGCAAGAACTCGGCCCGAACCGCTGCGCGTGCGGAAGGGCGAGCGCTGACGGACCGGGCCTCGAATGCTCTGGCCGGCTATCCCGCCATGGGCATGCAGACCACGGCGGCCACGGCCGGCTACGGCGCCTCGGGCCAGAACATCGCCAATACCGGCTTGGCTGGCCTGAATTCCGGCTACGGCCAGGCGGCGGGCATGGCCGGCAACGCTGGCAACAGCGCGGCCAACATGTGGGGCCAGCAGTCCAACGCCTACCAACAGTCGCAGGCCACCCAGGGGGCCGGGACGGGTGCCATCGTGGGCGCGGGCTTGTCTGCTGCGGCCATGTTCTTCTGATGCGGGCCGCAGACATTGCCGACAGCGTGGGCCAGGCGATTGCCGGCCGGCGCGCTGCATTGCATTTCAGTGGGGGCAAAGACTCGCTGGCATGCCTGTATCTGCTGCGTCCTCTGGTGGAGCAGGGCCTGCCGGTCTACTGGCTTTCCACGGGCGACACCATCCCGGAAACACGCGCGGTCGTGGACCAGGTGCGCGCGTGGATTCCAGATCTGCGCACCGTGCAGACGGACGTGCTCGCCTGGAAAGCAGCCCATGGCATCCCGAGCGACGTGACTACGGCGCAATCGAGCTGGATCGGCCGCGCCTACGGCATGAGCGACACGCCGCTGGTGGGCCGCATGGACTGCTGCGTGGTCAACCTGATGCAGCCCATGCACCAGCGCATGCTGGCCGATGGCATCGAGGTGGTAATTCGCGGCACCAAGCTGGCCGACACCGGCCAGGTGCCGGCGTGCGGCCCAGGCGATACCTACGAGGTTTTGCTGCCGCTGCTGTACTGGAGCCATGACCAGGTGTTCCAGTTCCTGCAGGAGGTGGGCGCCCCGCGCAATGCCGTCTACGACACCTTCCGCGCCATCAGCGCGCCCGAATGCCTGCACTGCAGCGCATGGTGGGACGACGGCAAGGCCGCCTATCTCAAGCAGCTGCACCCCGACAAAGTGGGGCAGTACCGAGTGAACCTGCAGACCATCCGCGCCGAGCTGGCGCGCCGGGTGCAGGAATTGGACAGCGAATTGAAGGAGTGCGAACAATGAATTTGGGAAGTGGTTTCGCTGCGGGCCTGGCACAGGGCCAGCAATTTACGCGGGGCATTGCTGACGCCTATCGCGCCGGTCAGCAAATGAACGATGCGCGCGACCAGGCCGCGCAGAAAGAGGCTTTGAAGGGTATTGCCAGTGCCACCGCCGTGGAGTCCACGGGCTACACCGCCGACCAGGGCAAGGCGCTGGAAGGCCTGGCCGCCAAGGGCTACAAGATCGACTTTGACGACGCACAGAAGGCGTATGTCGCGCGCAACGAGGCCGGCGACACAAAGACCATCGCCATGCAGGGCGTGACGGATTTCATGGGCGAGCGTTCGGCGGGGTCGATGAGCCGCGAACAGCAGGACAGCGCGCGCATGCTGGCCATGGCCGACGTGATCGGCCGCACCGACCCCGAGCGCGGCCTGCAGATGCGTCAGCAGTTCCGCCAGGGCCAACATGCTGAAAAGCGTCAGGCCCGCGAGGAAAAGCAGTGGGCAAGAGAGGACGGCATCGAGGCCCTGGACAAGGAAATTGGACAGTCATTCAAGGATTCCTTGCGGGGCGAGGACGGAAAGGAGCGTGCCGCCACGGCCGATGACTATCTGGCCAACATGCAGCAAAAAATCGCGCGCTACTCTGGCGCCGGCTTTGCCAAAGAAGCAGAGAGCGCCATGAAAGAGCACTACGCCATGGCCAACATCAAGCTGCAGACGGAAAGCAAGGAACGTGAGGCAGCCATTACCAAGACCATTGCCCGTCTGGATGCCGGCGACGCCTCGGGCGTTGTGGACTACTACAACAAGTTTCTGCCCACAGGGGACAAGCTCACCGGGGTGGAGCTTGGCAAGGATGGCAAGGTCGTGGCGCAGCGCGTGCGGCCGGACGGCAGTGAATTGCCGCCAATGACCATGGGCTCCATTGATGAACTTCGCACTGGGTTGCTCAAGAGCGCTGACTACAAATTCGCGTACCAGATCAGCCAGGACCAATTCACCAACAACTTGAAGCTCCGTAGCGAACGACGCGCCGACAACGCCGACCGCCGCGCCGCCGGGGCCGATGCCCGCGCTGCAGCATCCCATGGCATTGCCATGGAGGACCGCCGCGAGCGGCTGAACGACAAGCGCGAGCTGCGGGATGTGCGCGAGGCCATGGCGCGCGAGTCAAACCCCAGCATCTCGGACACCCAGATCCGGGCGGTGCGCGCCGGCATCCTGCAGACACCCGGTGCCGACAACGCCAAGGCCAAGTACGACTATGACCCAGTGAAGGTGCAGAAGGCATTTGGGGAAACCATTCCCGGCCGATTCCCGGGTGACAAGGACACAGTGAAGCGCGATATAGACAAGGAGCGGCGTTTCCAAGAGTTCATGGCCGACAACCCCAACATCAGGGACGTGGACGAGGGGCTGGTGAAGTTCAATGCTGCTGATGTGAAGCGCACTCGGAGCGAGAAGGCCGGTCGAGCCTCGGCCGTGCAGGGCGCCATGTCGCCGGAGGCCATCGCGGCGACAGCCAAGAAGTACGGCATGACCGAGGACCAGGTGCGCGACAAGCTGCGCTCCCAGGGCCTCATCAAGTAGGCGGGCCTGGGGCGTACCAAGCCTGACAGCCTCGACGGAGTTCCATCCGCGAGGTAATGCATGCCCCAGACCCCCCAAAACGCCGCCGATGGCGGCGTTGACCTGTTCGAGATTGCCGGGATCGATCCCTCGGCGAAAACGGCAACCCAGTCCCCGGCCGGCGACGTTGACCTGTTCGAGCTGGGCGGCATCTCCATCGATGTGCCCAAGCCCAAGCCGCAGGGCATAGGCGGCTACGTGGCCGATGCCATCACCGACGTGTTCAAGCGCGCGGGCGGCGCCGCCCTCTCTGGCGTGGCCTCTGCGCCCGAGGCAGCCCAGTCGGGCCTGCGCGCCACGGTTCGCAGCGGCGCCGGCGGCGACCCCGCCACGGTCATGCCCGGCGGCGCCTTCATCCCGGGCATTGACACAGACGAGGCCATCAACGGCCCGATGACGCAGCAGCAGCGCGACCGGCGCGAGCTGCAGGCCGAGCGCACGGCCCTGGGCGTGCGCCTGCCGGGCGCCGAGGCGCTGGCCCGCGCTGGCCGCGATGCGCAGAAGGCCATCAACGACACGACCAGCCAGGCCACGCAGGACGCCGTGGCCAATTCCCAGATCACGGGCAACCTGCTCAAGGGCGAGATCGACTTCGGCAAAGACCCGTCCGTGCGCGGCTTCCTGATGCAGGGAGCTGACGTGTTCGGCTCGATGTTCCCGGTGGTGGCCACGGCCCTGGCCACGCGCAGCCCGGGCGCGGCCGGCGCCGTGGGTGGGGCCATGGCCGCAGGCGAGGGCGTGGAGAACGCGCGGGAGTTCATTGCCAAGCAGTCCCACGAGCAGCTGCTGGACACCAGCCCGCTGTACCGCCGCATGATCGATGCCGGCGCGCAGCCCGACGAGGCGCGGCGCATCACCAGCGCCAAGGCCGAGGACGCCTCGGCGCTGCTGCAGGGCGCCGTGGCCACGTTCGGCGACCGCTTCACCGGCAAGCTGGTGACGGGCGGCCTGGACCCGCTGCTGGCCCGCGTGGCCGGCCGTTCGGTGCTGGGCAAGACGGCGGCAGGCGCGGGCATCTCGGCGCTGGAGGAGGGCACGCAGGAGCTTACGGAAGGCGTGGCCTCGGACCTGGGCACCAAGAGCGTGGCCCACGGCAAGGAAATCGGCGAGGACTCGGCCGCCAACTTTGTGCTGGGCGCGCTGGGCGGATCTGCACCTGGTGCAGCGCGCGGTGTGGTGGCCGGCGTGGAGGATCGTAGGGGCGGCCAGGCGGATGCTGGCGGGCGCAACACGGTCATCGACGTGACCTACAAGGATGCCGAAGGCAACACGGTCACGGACGTGGCCACGACCGCAGACGCCTCTCCAGGTGACGGCGCCGCAGCTGCGCGCGTGCAGGACGCCCAGGCCTCGGCCCCTGTCGCGGCGCCGGCTGCGCCGCAGACGGAGCAGCAGCGCGTGCAGCAGCCCGATGGCACGCCCGAATCCATGGACAGCACCACGGCTGCCACGCGCCTGGCCGAGCTGGAGGTGATCGACAGCACGACGGGCCTAAACCCTGTGCAGCAGGAGGAGCGTGCAGCGCTGGCCCAGCGCCTGGAACAGGACGCGGCGCGCGAGGCCGAGTTGGAAGCCCTGGGCGATGAGCCCCAGACCGTGGCGGCCGAAGCTGCTGCGGCCGAACAGGCGCCGGCGTTCGATCCTGGTGCAGTGCGGTCCAAGACCTGGCCGCAGTTCGTGCACGAGCGCGGCGAGCGGGTGGCGGCCCTGCGCCGGGGCACGCCCATCTGGGACCAGTTGCAGCACGAATGGGCCGCCGTGAAGACGCGGCGCGCCGGCACCAACCCCGAGGGCACGGGCGCCGCCGGCACGCCCGCCCAGGAGATCCAGAACCGCGACCGCAGCCGGCCTGCCAGTGTGGTGCAGATGCAGGGCATGGCTCAGAACCCCGACTACCTGCGTCTGGGCGTCTCGCGCAGCCCCGAATCCGGCGCTCCCATGGTGTTCGCTGTGGGCGACCAGGCCGACGCCGTGCAGGCGCTGGGTCGGGCCGACGTGGCCGTGATGAGCGATGGCCAGCGCGTGCCGTTCCGCTATGGTGTGATGGAGGCGGCCGACGTGCAGCCGTCTAACTTCGCGGACGGCGCCGTCAATCCGCTGTTCGACGCTGCCCACCCGGGCACCGTGAAGGCCCTGAACAACGGCCGCACGGCAGGCCTGCGCGCTGCCTACGAACGCGGCACGGCCGACGCCTACCGGCAGGAGCTGGCCGCCGACAGCGACATGCACGGCATCGATCCGGCCGCCATTGCTGGCATGCAGGCCCCGGTGTTGGTGCGCCTGTATTCGGAGAAGGACAACCAGGTCAACATGGGGGCCAAGAGCCAGAGCCAGGCCCTGGGCCTGTCCGCCACGGAGCAGGCCGCCACCGACGCGGCCCTGGTGGACGGCGGGGTGCTGGAGGTGTTCGACAGCGGCCCCCTGGACAGTGCTGCGAACCGGGACTTTGCCCGCGCCTTCATCGGCAAGCTGCAGGAGCAGGGCCAGGACGTGGCCGGCATGATGGACGCCAACGGCGCGCTCTCGCCGGCCGGCGTCACCCGCCTGCATGCGGCGCTGGTGCACAAGGCCTACGGCGATGGCGACCTGGTTGAATCGCTGTTCGGCTCCACCGACAACGACATCCGCGCCATTGGCGAATCCCTCAAAGCCGTGGCTGGCGAATGGGCAAACCTGCGCCTGGCGGCCGAGCGCGGCGCCATCAATGCCGAGGTGGACGTGACCGAGAACCTGCTGCAGGCCATCCGCCTGGTGCAGAAGGCTCGGCGCGAGCGCGCGGCCCTGCACGACGCTTTGCAGCAGGTGGACATGCTGACGGGCGACGTGCCCGATGCCTTGACCGTGGGCATGCTGCGCCTGCTGTACAGCGGGCATTACCTGACCCGGCCCGTGGGCCGCGACCGCCTGGTGGAGTCCCTGCGCGCATACATGGGTGCGGCATTGGCGACCTCGGCCAGCGGTGATATGTTCGGCGAGCAGGTAGGCCCTGCCGCAATCCTTGCTGCCCTGAGCGGCCAACCCGTCCCAAAGCGACAACAGACCAATGACACAAGCACCGACTCCCAGCAAGCCCCAGCCCCAACCCCGCAAGGCAGCCGAGAACCCCCTGGCAGCGATGCTGCTGGGGAGCGTGCTGATGCAGCAGGGCCAGAAACACGGCGACAAGAGCCAGACGGAGCAGGGCGAGCAGCTGCTGGAGATCGCGCAGGCCGCCCAGGGCAAGAAGCCGACGCCGCCAGCGGCGCCGTAGCGCCCGAGCTGGAGCTTTCCAGCTACACCCCCGACGAGATCCAGGCCCAGCAGGCCCAGCAGCAGGAGGACGAGCAGCGCCGTGCGCGCGACGACGCCCAGGCCGAAGCCCAGGCGCGGGCCGAACGCGAGCGCAAGGAAGTGGCCGAGCGCCAGGCGGCCAGCGCGGAGAACTTCCAGCTGGGCCAGGACGCCCAGGATGCGCTGACTGGCCAGCAAGGAATCTTCGATGCGCCCGCCGCCAAGCCCGCGCAGCGTGACCCGGTACCAGCACAGTCAACCGCGGCTCCCGACTATGAGGCCCAGGTTGCCGAGATGTTGGACCCTGCAAATCTCCGCGCCAGCGTGACGATTGCAGCTGACGACGAAATTCCAGAGTCGGTGTTTCGGGCTCAGATGAGCCGGCGCGCCGACCCGGGCTACACGATGAAAAAGGGCAAGGGCGGGGAGGTGGTTCTTACCTCTACCACCAAGAAGCCGCCAGCGCAGCGCCACACTGCCGCAGCACCTGCAGCACCTGCAGCACCTGCAGCACCTGCAGCACCTGCAGCGAGCCAGCGGCCCAAGCTGCGTGACACGCGCGGTACGGGCGTGCGCCTGCATGGCACCAGTCGCCCGCTGCCCGAAGGAGGTCCTACCAACGATGGCGTCTACCGCGGCAACGTCCTCAACATTTACGGACAGGGCTTCTACACCACAGACGCCGCCGACATCGCCGCCGGCTACACCCGCAAAGGGCAGGGCGGTGAGCCCACGCTGTACGAGATTGCCGAGCACTCCCCTGT